CTTGAGAATATCCTGTTGCACTAAATATTGTTACACTATTTTTATTAGCAACTTCTGAATTTTCCTCAATAGCATCTGAATATTTTTCAACTTCCTCTGTTACTTCATCTAGCTCATCTTTATTTTTTTTATAATATGCCATCTGTCCAGAAAGTAAATATCCTAAATATCTAAGAATTTCTGGAGTTCTAGATGCAATAGTTTCAGTATATTTTTCAAATGCATTTGTTGCATCCTCAAAAATTTGATCATTAAGCTCTCCAAATTTACCTGCTCCCTCATTTATTATTTCAAATGCACCAACAACAGCAGGAGCAACAGTATCAATAAAATTATTAAAGAATCCCAATAAATTACTAGCAGCAGGTAATAATTGTTCTCCCAATTCCTCCCTAAATTGTTGAGTTTTTGCTCTTGTTTGAAGCATTTGTGCAGCAAATCCCTCTGCTTCTCTTTCAGCATTACCTATTTGAACTGATGCTTTTTCAAATAATAATTCTGTAGTTGCTAAGGCTTTTTCTTGTCTTGTAAGTGCATCTGCTGATGTTTTTCCTGTCATCTCAAATGCTTTTGTTTGTACTTCAGCTTCTGAAATAGCTATACCATAAGTTTTAAGAGCTTCTCTTTCTCCTACTATTGCTGATTGAAAAGCCCTAAGAACAGGCTCTGCACCTGCTGAGATGTTATTAAAAGATGCTATATCTCCAGAAAGCTCAAAAAGCCTTGATGATAGATCTGCAGATTCACTTTGAGTGAAACCCATACCCTGTGCAACAGCACCAAAAACACCTATTAATTGCTGTGCTTCTGAAGTAGTTAAACCAAATAAATTAGCATTTTTTTCTAGTTCTTTAGTTAAATTAGCTGCAGCATCTCCAAAAGTTGTTCCAAAAGCTCCTGCTGCTTCTTGAGCTGAACTTGCTGCCATAACTGAATCTCTTGCAAAATCAACTAAAGCTCTACCTGCAAATATAGCTGCACCTGCTACTGCTGCTTTACCAAATCCAGACATTCCTGCTGCAAATTGAGCATTAGATTTAGAACTATTTTTAACATTAGAATCTAATTTTTTTGATGAATTAGAAACTTTATCTAAGCCTCTAGATGTTTTATCTGCTCCTGTCAGCTTTAAAAACATCTCTAAAGTTGCTCTTGCCATTATCTCCTCAGTTTTGCCCTAGCATTAGCCTCAGTTCTAGCTTTCTGCTCTTTTTTATATCTATCTATGTAGTATAACTTCCAAGACTCAAATTCTTGCATACTCATATTTTTTCTAAGAGCATCAACTGTCATGCCTAAATCTAAAGCTAGTCTAAATTCAAAAGCCAACTCTGTATTATTCTGGAAACTCAGAGGCTATTGAAGCCTGATCCTCCTTAGTCCAAGCCATACACCTATAGATGCCTATAAGCACTTTATCTACTATTGTTGGTGTTGCTTTACTATAAAACTCCTCAATTTGATCTAAATCATCAAATTGTGGATCTTTTAACCCTTTGAGCAAAAGGTGTTTCTCAAACAAGACTTCATCTCTTACTCCCTCTTTCTCAGATAATTCATTGATTTCTACTGCATCAGCTTTAGTTAAGCCTGTAACTAGAACAGTTGCATCCCATTCAGGTATCTCAATTTCTTTCTCTGGTAAAGATGGAGCATTAGATATATCATCTAAGCTAAGTCTTTTCATGATAACCTCTTTCTGTTGTGAATTACTTAAGTATTATTTTAAGCAGTTCCCTCAGTTACATCTCCAGAAACTTGAAAAGCTGCACTAAAAGTAACAGCTCCTCCTACATCTGGAGTTCTATCATAACTAGTCATGATACATTCTCCAGAAGCCTTAGGATTTCCTCCTGTAGTTCCTATTGGATAGAACTCAAAAGATCCTGAAGCACCTAGTATTCCTTTAAGGTAACCATCAACAGTTGCATCAAAAGATCCAGAGATTGTTATTGTTGCATCCTTTAGTCCTGCTACATAAGCCTTAGAACTATTAGAGAATGCTGAAACCTCTGCTACATCTGCAGATCTTGAAACAGCAACATCTGTTAAAACATTAGAAATATCTCTTAATGTTCCTCCAGAGTCATCAATTTTAAAAGCTGCACTCTTTCCATGTGTAAATGTTGGCATTTATCTTTCTCCTATTTCCTTAATTTATCCCTGTGCAAATCCTACTGCTGCTGTTATGCTACCAGATCCACCAAAGGTAAGAACTGCTCTTGCATATCTTGCAGGATTACTTGCACTTGTTTTTAGTTCTGATGTTGTTCCTGTTGCCTGAGTAAATGTAATATAATCAGAAAAAGAAGCATTATCAGCACTTGTTTGTATTTTAACATCTAATGTTGGGCTACCACTACTTACTGTACAATGCAGAACTCCTGCACCACCATTTGTACCTGCAGCTCCAAAATCTACTGATGTTTGATTACTTGAACTTGTTACAGCAGTTGGAGTAAGTAAAGACTTACCATTATGAGCATCTCCACTAAATTGGAATGCTACTGCTACTGCAACAACTGATCCTACATCTGCTGATCTATCATAAGATGTTTCTAATGTAGTACCAAAAGATACAGCATTCCCTCTGGTATAACCTATTGGTGCAATAGAGAATGCTGCCCCTGTGCCTCCTAACTGAGCTAAATACTCAGCATCTGCATCAGGGCTAGAGCTTTCAAAATATCCAGAAAGAGTAGCTGTTCCATCTTTCAATCCTGCTACATAAGTTTTACTTGAGCTAGAAAATGTAGAAGTTTCTGCTACATCAGCTGTAAGTGATAAGGAGGCATCTGTTAATGTTGTTGAAAGATTAGTGTTATCTAATAAAACTACTGCATCTTTACCATGTGAAAATGTAGGCATCTACTATTCCTCCTCCTCTTTCATCATTTTACTATCAAACTTTACTGCTGCATTATTCTTAATTAATGCTTTAGCCACTTTATCAGGCAATTCTAAAACTTCTCCTGCCTCAGCTCTTACTTCTTTTTTGTTTATTGGAAAATCACTTCCAATTAATATTTTTACTTTCATGCTATTACCTCTACATTAAATGTTACCCCAAGATAGCTTGTACCCTGTGTTACTTCATATTCTCCATAATCAGTTGCACTTATTACTCTAACAGACATTGCTGCACCTCCCAAAGTTGGATCTCCCTCAATAGCAGCTTTTATTGATGTAGCTCCTGATGAAGCTAAGAAAGCATCTACCTCATCTTGTGAAGTTTGAGCATCTATTCTTGATATATAAACTACTATTGGTATTTCATAAGTATCTGCACCTCTAGCCATTGTTGAATCATAGTTAAGAGAATTTAAAGGAGCTACAAGTGCTATTGGAGGTACTATATAATCTGGAACAAACTCACTTGCAGTAAGTCCAGATATTGTTTCTAATCTTGTTTTTAAGCCATCTCTTATGCTTGTTAATAAAGCCATTATCTGACACTCCTAGCTATATCTTTTGCTATTAATCTTAACATATCCTCTGCACCCTCTTTAATCTCTTTCTGTTTTTCAAAGACTACACCACCTATAAATGGCTTCATCTTTAAACCTCTCTTAGATATTGCTCTAGCAACAAGAAAAGGATTCATTTTAGGCTGTCCTCTCTTAGCCCACTTAGCAAGACTTGATCCCTCTTGATAAGGAGGAAAGAATGGTCTTGTTCTCTTTATTGGGCTAAATCCTCTATATATTGGCTTACCATGAATAAAAGGAGCATAGTTTAAATCTGTAGCTAATTTGAAGCCCTCAGACATCCTAAGCCTATTTGTATTTCCTAACTTAGCTGTAAATACAGATCTCCTAGTCTTACCTGTGTTTTTATTGCCTCTACCTGCCTGAGATCTAGGAGATGGCTTGTTTTCTAGTGCATTTAAAGAATCATCCTTAAGTTCTTTAGCTAAGTTGTTAAAGAAGTCATTACTTCTTTTGTTCCAGATAGTTTGTGAATTTATAGATCTACTTAAATCCAAAGCTCCATTTAGTGTTAGCTTCATCTGTCATACTGTCTATTAGTATTGATAGCAGTAAGCCCAACATATGGTCTGCCTGATGCAAGAGTAATTGTTGTTTTCTTAAATGGCTTAATTAAATTCTTAACATCTGGATCTAGTTCTGATAAAAATACCACAGCAGGCTGTCCTGTTTCTGGATTACCAGAAAATCCCATTGGGCTATTTTTCCTCTGAAAATATCTTGATGCTTGTATTAATGTTGCTTGTGCAACTGCAGCAGGAACAGCATTTGCTCCCTCTTGTATTGGGCTACCAAACTTAGCTGTTATTGATAATCCCTGTCTATGTTCTGTTGGTAATACTTTACCTGATTTCTCTATAGCCATAATTATTTTAGTAAATGGCAAGATAGGATCTACTTTATCTGCATTATAAGGAGCTAAATAATAATCTGTGTTAAGAGTTAATGTTTCTGCTACAGAGCCATCAGCATTAAGTGTTTTAACTATAAGTCCTGTTGTTGTAGCAATATCATCAATATCTGCATAATCCATAAACTCACAATCATATAATCTAGTCTCTACTGCAGCAGATATAGTAAATTGCCTACCACAGTAAGCATCAATAGCAGCAGAAGCTGCATCTAGTGCATAATCTAAATTTGTATCTTGTGTAGATCCAGATAAGCCCATCCAAGTCTTTAATGTGGCTTTATCTACATATTGATGGCTCAATATCTAACTCCTTTTATTACTTATTTTCTGATGGCTTAACAGCTTTATTTTCTACTTTTTTAACTGCTTTTTTTTCAAGTTTAACATCTGGAATAGGATCTCCCATACCTGCTACTAAAACACTACTTACAAAAGGAGATTTTGCTCCCTGTGCAAATTTTTTAGTTCTATTGCATTTCCAGATCATTTCACTTTCTTTTTTTACAACTTTCATATTTTCTCCTGTATGAAAAGCAGAGCCTACAACATTAGTAGTCATTACTAATCTTTGGCTCTGCTCATTCATAATTTAATTTATTCTATACCTTCAACTTTAGTGAATGCTTGTGGCTTGTAAATAGCACTTGCATATCTTAATGAAGCCTTAACAGTAAGGATGTCCTTACCAAAGTCTCCATCAGCAGCAGAATCAGAAATTTGTAATTCCATTCCTCTCCTAAAGACATGGTTAGCAGCTAATCCACCACCAAATTTACCAATGAGAACATCAGCATTTTGGCTAACAGCAGTTCCAATTTGTGATGATTTCACAATAGGAACACCCCAGATAGTTGGGCTACCAGCTTGTGCAGCAGCACCTAGCATAAAGTTGTTGTTTCCATCAACTTGTCCTGCTAATGCTTCATATGCACCTGGAGACATAACCATAGCATCAGGGAAAAGTTTTCCATTTTCCTCAATGTCTTTGATTCCCTCTAGGATTGCTCTTAATTTACCACCTACATTTGCAGGGAAAGCTGTTGATGTATATTGAACTTGATTTACACCTGTAGTTCCTAATACACCCTGTATGTTAGGAGCTGTTCCATTTCCTCCAATGAACTGTTTTTCAAGTCTTTGAAGTACATGATTAGCTAATCTACCATCAAAGTATGCTCTAGCACCTGCTTGATCCTCAAGCAACTCTGCTGTAATAGGCAAAGTTGTGATGAATTTTGCAACAGGAGCAGTTATAGCTGAATAGCTAAATGCATCCTCTGGAGCAGCTGTACCCTCAGCTTTTTCAGCAGCATTATTTGTTGCTGTTTCTCTAAGGTAATAGTAAGTTGTTTGGTCTGTATTAATACTATCTACTAGATCTAATACAGGATTAGGATCTGGCTCTATTGCAGGAATAACCTGTTGATAGATGGTATCTCTAGTCCATACAGAAGTTGTAACTGTTGTTTTAGTTTCCATAGGGATATTTTTTATACCATGATCCACAAAGGAACTATAAGCCTTTGATTCTAAGAATTGTTGTCCAAGTGATTTTGGCTCATCTACTTCTGGCTCTCCATATACAGGCATTCCAGAAACTTTTTTAGATGCTTCCATATCATCATTGTTAGCATTCTTAACAGATTCAAGATCCTGTAATTCAGTAATCTTTTCTCCTAAAGAAGCTAATTCATCATTTCTTTTTTTGATTTCCTCTTTTTGATCTGATGAAAGTTCAGACATATCCTTAACAGAATCAAAAATCCTAGCAAGTTCCTCAGATTTAAGAGCTTTTTCAGCTCTCATTTCTTTTAATGTTGCCATTATTTTCTCCTATTAATTATTTTTCATAATGTTCTTTTGAACATCAATAAATAGCTCATTATCTTTAACAGGATCATATCCATACTCAGCTAAGACATCATCCAACTTAATATAAATTGCATTTAGTCCAGATAAGTATTTAGATACCATCTCTGTAGATTTTTGGCTAAGTGTCTTTTTTTCAGAGTTTTTTAAGGAAGCAAGATCCTCAATCCTCTCTGTAAATGCCTTAAGCTCCTCAAGAGAAGCTACAGCTTGTTCTCCAAGCCTCATACCCTGTTGGGATGATTTACTGATACCTGTATCAGTTTCACTTGAAATCTTTTTATCTTTCATGCACTTGCCATCTTTATCATAAGTGCATTTTTTCTTGTATTGTTTTTCTGCATTTACATATTCATTATGTGTAGCACAGGGCATATAAATCATAGTGCCATCCTCTTTTTCATGAGTATGAGTTCCCTCACAGCCTATTTCTTTAGCTCTATCAGCAGCTTCTTGCATAGTTGTATATTCATCTGTGCCAACTTGTTCTTTAACTTCCTCAAACTCTGTATCAAAATCATCATAAGGCTCTAATCCAGATTTTAGGGCTTGAACAAAACTATTTTGTTGTGCTCCTACTAGCACAGGAGAAACTTCCCATACTTTTACATCTTGTAATACTCTTACAGGAACTTCCTCTCCTTTAGAATCTATATGAGTTCCTTTTTCTGATTTCATTACTTGAAATCCATAACTAAATTGTTGCATATCTTGCATAGCCTTTACAGTTTCATAGGCTTCTTTACCTGCTTCTGTTGGTAAGAAATATCCTTTAAAAACAGCTTTTTGATTATCTGTTTCTATGATCCCTCTGCCAATAACTTTGCTCCAATCATGATTCCATACAAGTGGCACTTTATTGCCTGTATATCCTGATCTAAGAGCATTAGCTTTGGTTACATCATTATCTGAATCAATAGTGTCAAATAATGAAAAAACTGCCTCTATGTATCTATTATCTCCATCCTCTTTCAACTCAATAGGAGCATTCTTGTAGGAAAGATTCTCTGGTCTATCTATTTCATTCATCTATTACCTCAATATAAGCCTCTGTACATCTACAATTAGCTATTAAGCTAATTGGAGCATTAGGATCTCTAGGAGCATCCAACTTAATACCATTATACAGATAAAAGCTATTCAGAGGAACTCTTTGATTGTCTAGCTCAAAATGTGCTTCTCTAACAATGCCATCTCTCCTAGATACCCACTCTTTTTCTAAAGTTTTACCTGTAGATTTTGCAGCTCTTTGTTGAGCCCAAGAACTTATCTTACCAACTTCTGTTCTTGCTATGTTCTTAGCTCTACCTAAGTTCTGTCCTCCAAGAACAGTATTTATATTTTTTGCTAATTGATTAAAGAACTTATCTCCCTCTGGAGTACCTGCAATAGGATTAACTATTCCTAGATCCTCAAACTCTTTAATTGTGTCTGTAATCTGTTTAGTAATTCTTTTTCTTGTAGTTGCATTTAAGTCATTCATAACCTTTTTAGCATTTTCTTGCACAAACCCTGCTGCTTGTCCATCTTGAAATAATGATCTTACTTCTGCAGGAACTTCTCTTTGTCCTCTGTAAAATCCACCCTCTATAATCTTTTTAACTGTTCTAGCATCTATAATCTGATCTGCAGCTAATGCACCAAATACAGTTCTTACTGCTTGTTCCTCTGGTATTGTTACATCTAAATCAACAGGATCTGCAGCTTTGAAGTTATTTTGTGCAGGAAAGAGATTATCAAAAGTTCTAACTGACATATCATCCCCTAATGAATAAAACAGAGGAAGTAACTCTTTATCAAACTTAGAATCATTTAGAAATATATCTACATTTGTTTCAAGTGCAGCTAAGTCATGACTACCTTTAGCTACATTAGCTAGCCCTCTCCTTTGTCTATTAAGCTCTTTTGCATAGATATTAGACATATACTCACTCCAAGCATTCTCTAATGCATTGATTGCTTCCCAGAGTTCTTTCTTTTCAATCTCTGTTCTGTAATGCTTTACTGTTGGTAATCCTAAAAATTTAGTTGTTGGCTCTTGCCATCCATAAAGTGGATAAGATGATTTTTCCTCTTGAACTTTCTCTGCTTCTTTACTAGCCCAATTAAAAGCTCTCATCTTATTTGATTTAGATATATCTCCACCCCATAACAACCAAGCTACTTGCCCTGCTGTTGGTCTATCACTTTCTCCAGAAAGATAATCATTAGCTCTATCAGAATCTAAATCTCCCTCATGCCTAGCAAACCAAGCTGCCATTCTTACAACTTTATCATCACTAATTTTTCCATTAGCCATATCTCTAGCTTCTCTTTTAGTTTTATCTGTTAAACCATCTCCTGCAAACTCTAAAAGATCTAATCCTCTTTGTGCATTTTTTTGTATATAATCAGGAACATTCTCTACAGCTTTCTTTCTTGTTCTAGGCTTCTTAGGCTTTCCATACTTATCATCTCCTGCATTAGGATGCCCATCTGGAAGTAGATCAGTATCAAAAGGAGTTCTAGGAAATTTACCTGTTTTTAATGCTTTAAGAAAAGCATTTACTCTAGCCATAGCCCATTGATCTGCAGATCTTACATTACCTCTAACAGATTCAGGATTGTTTCTGTATGCTCCTACTCCTCTTTCAAATACTTTTCTTAACTTTCCTATTGTTACTCTAAATTTAGGGCTATCTGCATTATGATCCTCTACTTTTTTCTTAAGTGCTTTCTCTACTCTTGCAGATAATTGTTTCATTGATTTATCTATTGCACTAATAACTCTTAGCTTTGATACTTCTACAGTTACTGTTCTATCTGTCTCCTCATGCCCTCCATCCTCTAGGATTGCCCAAACTTTTATATTTGCAGTTTCCTCATCTTGATTAATACTTGTTATTACTCCATTAATAGTTGATGGAGGATCTGGATCTTTATCAATACTCCAAGAAACAGAATCTCCTACTTTTATATCACTTAACTTTGCTTTGAAATCTAAGCCATTATTACTGTTTTGTTGATACATAATTACATTATTAGAATCCTCTACAGGCACTTCTACAATGCTTAAGTTTCTAATAAAATAATCTCCATTATCTAATGGAGGTAATTGTGTTGCTTGTCTTGCTTCATTTACAGTTACAAAACCAGAATTAAAACCCTGTGATATTCTCTGCATAGTTGCATCCTCATCTTGTGATAAAGCTCTTACATCTGATATATCATATTTAAAGCAGTAATCTGTATTGTCCTCAAAGTCCTGTAGTAGTAATTGTTTAGTAAATTCATTAGCAAAGTGATTCCACATTGGTATAAGTTTCTGCTCTGTAAAGAACTCTCTAAGCTCTTTTGCATTAGAGTATGTTGCTCTCTCTAGTCCAGATCCAAGCCCTGCTAATATTGCAGGAACACCTAACACAGCAGATATTCTCTCCTCATTGATGTATCTAAGTTTGCCTATCTCTAAATCTTTAGGGCTAAATGAAAGAGTTTTTATATCTACTTCTCCACCAGATATAACTAATGGTCTGCCTCTATTCTCTCCTCCAAATCTCCTACCAAATACCTCAGCTATATTCTCTGCTTCATCACTTGTCATAGATAAGTCATTCTTTGGAGATATAACAACACTAGGAACACCTGTATTCTTAACTAAAGCTGCACCCATTTGTGAAGCTGCTGCATCTCCTAATACTTCTACCATTACTGACCTAAGAGGAGCTAATCCTCTCCTATGATTTCTAGGATCTATTCTTTCTCTAAGATGTATCATATCCTCTGGCAATATAGTCATTGTGTTGCCTTTTTGCTTATATTCATACTTAGTGATTAATTGTTCATTAGTGCCTTTTACTTCTAGCATATCTGGAAGCAGAGGTACTAGTTGAACTACAGCTCCTGAATCATTCCTTAATTTAAGAATAAAAGCATCTCCATAAACAGCTACAGAAGTAACAATATAATTATTCATAAGAGAAGCTGTCATATTTGGATTAGGATTACTGATTAATTGTTCAGCAGGATGATTAGATATATGATCCATACCCTCTTGATTCTTTAAATATACTTTTAATGGTGGCTCACTAAATGCTGTACCTAGTACATTTAAACAAGCAAGAGCTGCTGAGTTACCCTCTGGAGACATTTGATTAACTCCACTAAAGTAACCTGCATCTGTGTTAAAAGGAAAAACTATATTTGATGTTGGAAACTTGCCATAGTTTTTTTGTTCTGTTGGTATCTCTGAGCTTCTAAAGAAACCTCTAATATTATCTGCTATACCCAATTAGGTTACACTCCAATTTGTCTTTCTAACTATCCCAAACCTAGCTGCATAAGCTAAGGCATCTACCATATCATCATGAGATCCACTAGATGGAAAGCTAGTTAATTCTCTTTCAAATTCTACAAGCCAATTAGCATTTTTCAAAAACCATATAGAGCCATTTTCTACACCTGCAGCAGCAGGAACAGCTCTAGCAGTTTTACTTTTGTCTGCCTTTAAATTTCTTATTGGCAAACCCTGCCTCCTAGCCATCTGAATAATACCAAGTCCAAAACTAGAATCCTCCACTCCCAACCAAGACATGTTGTATTCATTTATCTTTGCTTCTATCTGTGGAAGTAACTCTGGAGCTTCTAGTCTGGCTCTGAATACATCCATAACTAATAGCTTACCACTAGGAGTTGAGCCAACTGTCATTATTACTGAGTAATCAGCAGTCTCCTTAATACTTAGTGCTGTGTCCATAGTGCCAAAGATAGATAACTCACTATGCTTTACAACTTCATCTTCTAAGATATACTCTGGATCATCTCCTGCAATAACATCATAATATTTAAACCATTCTCTTTTGAACATATGTCCTACTTCAGTAAATTCAGCTAAAAACTCCTGGGCATATACCATAGAGCCTAACTCCTCTTTGGCTTGTGCTAATTCATCTTTGTTTATTCTAGGAGATTGCTCTGTAGGATAATGAAAGACTTTCCAATCAGCTCTTCTTTTAGCATTATCAAATAACTCATAAAACCAATTCATTCCATTAGGAGTAGATATAAACAATGCTTTGCCTAAACTATCACTAAGTATTGGTCTAACTGTTTCCCAAGTTTCTTTATCCATATAAGCAGTTTCATCAAAGATAATAAGAGATATACCACCTGCACCTCTAAGAGTTTCTGGCTTATTAGCTGATTTTATTTGTATAGAGCCACCATTGGATAATACAATTCTTTTCTCTACTTCTCTTACCTCTGCATAGTTCTCTGGTAACTGTCTAACTAATGATTTAAGATTTAACCAAGATTCTAAACTCTGTGGATATACAGGAAAGATAACCCATACCTTTAAACCTTTAAGAGCTTGATCTACTGCTGCAACTAAAGATAGAGTAGTTTTACCCCATCTCCTGCCACATACTGCAATAACAAATCTATTCTCATCTAATGCTTGTATTACTTCTATTTGCCCAGAATGTAAATCAGGTGGAGTAGCCTCAATAATCTGGCTCATCATCCTGCTCCCAATCCCATTTAAACCTTATCTGTGGTTGTTCTATATGATTTACTGTTACTTGAGGTTGTCCTAAGCCATAAATCTGGCTAATAATCTTATAACAAATATCTAAGATTCCTTTAAGTTCTGTAGGATTCATAGATGCTAAATCTCTTTCATTTATTTCATTAATTATTCTAAATATTAAAGGCTTAAGATTATCTGCTAAATCTCTAGCTGTTTCTCCTACTTGAGCAAAAACTTCACTAATTATCTGCTCATTTAGCATTTTATTAATAGCTTTTACTCTATCTGTCCATTGATTTTTAGCAGCAATTTGATAGATTCTCCTATCTGACAAACTGAAGTTTTGAGAAACTTTTTTAAGTGTTCTAGAAGCTCCTAAACCTAAATAATATTGAAATCTTTTAAAATCTATATTTGATTCTCCAACCTGTTGCTGATTAGGTAGAGCCAAAGACATATCATCAATGTAATCCATACAATTAGTATAACTTATTGATTGTTTTTACAATGCTCACTACCACATTTACAATTGCAAATCTGAGTAAATGATCCATCCTCTTTTTTAGTTATTAAACACATTTTTTTCACAATCAGAACATAAATCAGAATCAAACTCATCCCAGAATGGTTTTAGGCATTCATCACAATCTCTTGATTCTATATAATTAACCATTTAACTTAATTACATAAAATAACTTGATACAAGAGTAACAATAGCAATAATAGTTCCTATAACTGTATAAAATTCTTTTCTATCAATTTTATTTTCAATCTTAGAATCAATATCATCTAATCTATCTAAAACCAATTGCAGCATCTCTTTCTGAGTAAATCCATTATCTGCCATAGTATCAATTTACAGGTAAAACACAGAATAATGAAATTTTTATAGATTCTTTAGTGCCATTCTCTAAAATCCAAGCAGATTTAGTATTCTTAGCAAAGAATTTTATTATGCCATATCTCCAGAGTATTTTCTTTGTTTTTGGCTCTACAATCCTTAAATCAGTAGGAATTACAAACTTAACTTTTTGATGTTTCTTATATTCAATCCCCTGATACATCATTACCAAAGTTTTCCCTGTAGTGCATTCTTTTTGCAATTTTTCTATAAGTATGTTTATCTAAAGCATTCATAAGTAATTTATTTTCATCATCAACCATATTGACATAAAATATATGCAACAAATTAATTAAAGTTTCTACAACCTCATCCTTAAACTCTGTTTCTCCCTTAGTTGTTTTAGTATAAATATCAAAGTTGCCATTATGATTCATAGTTATTTCTACATAGGTAGGCAAAGACTTTAACACTAACTCAAAGCTCACTCCTCCCTGATGAGTATCTTGAACATTGTCAAATATGCCATTTAAAGAAATAGGATAAATCTCAGTTATATTATTTAATTTATCTACAAGAGTTTTTTCACTATTTATAAACATCAGACAAGTCATATAGCCAATATTTATATCATCTGCAGCAT